GCCATAATCACGCGAAGTTTGAATCTGTGTTTCAATCATTGAAATTGAACATTCGATAAATGCCGGGTGGCTTGTGCCTTCAAAGAATGCAGGAATTCCTTGTGGAGAGTAATTGAGTTCAATCGATTGAATGAGACACGGGAAAAATTGAATTAATCCAGGTTCACCTTTCATAATTCTTAATTCTGGTTGACATAAGAAAGGATATGCGAGGGCCGCAGTTCCTAAGCTACTATATGATGGCAAAGCATATGCTTTCATTGCTTTCAACAGATTCATTAACTGTTGACTTTCTTCTGGATTACGAGGAGCAAAAGTCCATTCGAATCTGTGAGTACGGAGTGGAACGCCGCTAAATAAAGCTTGTATGTGAGGATTTGGAACAGCGCCAATCGCTTGAGCGCCGAGAGCTCCTACATCTCCTGTTGATTGAACCATCGCGCTAAAAGCAAGCGCGGCGACTGAATTTGTTATGGCTTGTGTTCGTTCTTTACCGCCTGGTGCTGTTACAAAGTTTTGCATCGCATCTGCAATTCCACCTTTCAGACCTGTGGCATTTGGAGCAACTTCAATATCAAAGCTTTCTCTTATTCCTTTCGGAAGAGGAAGAGCAAATGCTTGTACAAACTTAAGATCTCCTTTTGTATGAGGAGAAGGACGTTGGTATTGTTTAAACTTAAATGACATATAATAATTTTCACTGATGTGGTCAGGAAATTGCATCGTATCCAAACCATCAACAGTAATTTTATTCGAAGCTCTTTGAATAGCATCAACATATGTTTCGGCAAAAGCAGAAGCACCTATGATATTACCATTCTGTGGATTGAAATTGTTACGAATGTCGGCGCAAGATGCTCGTTTCATTTCGCTTGTAAATGTTTGGAAATACTTGTCTTCGAGGCCGGCAGTTAAAGAATCTCCGAATCTTGCAGAAAGTTTCGCTGCAGTTGCATCAGAAAATCCTGCCTTCTTTAGTGCTTTGGCAAAAAGATCTTCGACTGCATTCTCGAGTTTATCTTCGAGCTTATTCGTAATCCTTTTAGCAAGGTTATTCAGAAGCCCTCCCGAGCCCTTTTTAAAGTCATCTAAGCTTATTAAAAATCCGTCTCTTGCCATACTGTCTCTCAAATTTAAAAAGGCTATCAGCTTATTTATAAATAGATTTATGGCTTATCAAGGAAAGTTTCGACCAAAGGATATAAAGAAATATCTCGGGGACTCGAACAATATCGTATATCGTAGTCGATGGGAACTTAAGTTCATGATGTACTTAGATTCTCATCCGAATGTCGTGCAGTGGGGGAGTGAAGAGTTAGTGATTCCTTATCGCTCTCCTCTCGACAATCGTGTACATCGATACTTTCCAGACTTCATTGTGAAGAAAAAATCACCAGAAGGAAAGATCGATACGATTGTCGTCGAAATAAAACCTCATGCGCAGACACGGCCTCCGGTGGTGATAAATAAGCCTAATAAGCGTTACATTAATGAAGTCATGACATGGGGTGTCAATGAAGCCAAATGGAGAGCTGCAGCAGTATACTGCAATGATCGCGGTTGGAAGTTCGACATACTTACAGAAAAAGAACTAGGAATTAAGTTTTAATGGCAATAGTCTTTGATACTATCATCACACAAGGTGTTCGTTCAGGACAGATTCCTGCGCGTACGAACTCTGCGCGTGAGTGGTTCAGAGATACTGCCGGCAAAATGAATCGTATCAATGAGCGTGAGATGATGAAGGGTGACGTAAGTCGTATGACTACTCAGCCTCTGCTCGGCTCGATGTACATGTTCTACTATGATCCGAAACATAAAGAAGAGCTTCCATACTACGACAGATTTCCTCTGATCTTTCCATATAAGAAAGTCAAAGGCGGATTTATGGGACTCAACTTACACTACTTGCCGTTGCAACTCAGAGCGAAGTTAATGGACGGTTTATATGACTTTGCAAACAATACTCGTTACGACGAGTCGACTCGTCTGAAACTCAGCTACGAACTCATGACTCAGGCAGCAAAGCTAAGATGGTATGCTCCATGCATTAAGCATTATTTGGCTTCACATGTGCAGTCAAAGTTTATGTACGTTTACCCATCAGAATGGGATATCGCTCTCTTTTTACCAACAGAACGTTTCGTCAAAGCAAGAAAGAACCAAGTTTGGATGGACACGAAAAGAATGCTAGGAGTTACTAAGTAATGTCAAACAAAGCTGAAGGAAGAACCAAACAAAATACCCTCGCCGGGAGACTTTTAACTTTTGCAAGTCCAGCAGTTGAGGCTTTATCTGGAAAACCTATCAGTGCATTTGTTCAGGCGAGTCAAACGAAAGGTGGTAGAGGCGGAGGAAGAGCTCCACAAGGATCATCAGAGCGTGCTCATCAAGATGTATTTGATAGGATTGCGGCTCGTGATAATCCGCAAGGCGCGCAGGGCTCTCAAGGCGCAACAAGCAGAGGTGGTGCACAAGGTGCAACTGCGAAACCTAAGCCTGCGGCAAAAACACACGTAGCTAAAGGCGTCAATAATAATACAAAACAAGAAATTGAAACTAAAAATTCTGAATTTAGCACCGGTGAACGCAGTAAAGGCATATTTAATATCGGTCGATTTAGAGCCGAAGTTTCTGGTGCAGATAGTATACTTCCTACACATAGCTTCTTAACAGTTTTTGCTCCGATGCCATGGGCAATAAAAAAGTTTCCAGCCGGAAATCTCGATTCGATTCTGACAATGAGATGCGATAATGTTGTTCTTCCTTCTATTAATCTATTACAAGAACAAAATATCAGAAGATACGGATTTGGTCCAGTTGAAAATGTTGCGTATGGCGTAAATGTCGGAGATTTTACTCTTCAGTTCATCGTCGATAAAGACGCGCTGGTTGTAGAATTCTTTGAAGAATGGTTAAATCTAATCGTCAATCGCGACTCTTTTGGTGGCGCGAATATGAATAATAATAAAATTGGTGGTTTGCGAAGACCATATGAGATCGCTTACAAAGATACGTATGCGTGTCCGAATGTAAATGTATTTGTATATGATCGGTCACAAAATGCTGTGATGGAATATCATATATATGATGTGTTTCCTACCGGCATACAAAGCATGAATATGTCATGGAGCGAAGAAAATACTTTAATGAAGTTAAACATCACTTTTTCTTTTACTGATCTTCGAATTGAAAGATCGAAATCGAAGAATAAAAAAAGCCAATCGATTAATGATGAAATTAAAGTGACTGCGACTGGTCCGTATGCGGTTCAAGGAATGGGTGCTGGAGGTGTTGTTGATCTTGCTACTCTCGATCCAACAGGCGCCCGAGGTCTTGAATTAACAGATCTATCAAATGAAACTACAATCATCGGCGATGGATTTAGATCAAGAGGTTCGCCACCTCCTCTTCCGCCAAACACATTTTCTAACCGCGGCGTTGAACTCGCCGGGTTTCCGAAACGATATGACACACTTGGAAATCAAATAACAACTGTCGAAGCATAATTTATAATTTAGGAGAATATATAATGCCTTTACCAAAAATCGACCAACCACTCTTTGACGTGACGATTCCCTCTTCAAAGAAAAAGATTCTCTTTCGACCATTCTTGGTGAAAGAAGAAAAGATCTTGCTCATCTCTCAACAAGGCGGCGAAGACACTGATGTGATCAGAGCCATCAAACAGATCTTAAAACTTTGCGTGCAAGATGAAGATTTTGATGTCGATAAGCTTACGACTTTCGATCTTGAATATTTGTTCTTAAAACTGCGAGCGAAATCTGTCAACAACATTGTCAAGTTATCTTATCGTGATAACGAAGACGATAAAGTTTATGACTTTGAATTAAACCTTGATACGATTGAAGTCGAAATGCCAGAGGGTATTGATTCGACTATTAAACTGTCTGATAATATTGCAATGATCATGAAGTATCCGAGCTCGAGCATCACTGATAAAATCACGCAGTTTGATAATGAAGTCGATCTCATGACATTCTTTATCATTAACTGTATCGATACCATCGTAACAGAAGAAGAAATTTATCCTGCTTCTGAATATACAGACAAAGAACTCGAAGAGTTTCTCGATCAATTGCCAGTCAATTCTTTCGATTTAATTCGGCAATTCTTTGAGAAGATGCCGAAGTTATATCATAAGATTGAATACACAAATGAACTTGGTAATGATAGGAGTATCGAGTTAACGAATCTCAAAGATTTTTTTATGTGGCGCTGAGTCACAACTCGCTTCAAAACTACTATAGTATGATCTTTGCTTTGGCTCAGCATCACAAATATTCGATAACTGAGATCGAAAACTTAATACCTTATGAAAGAGATCTCTACGTTGATTTATTAA